ACAGGACAACAAATAACAACCGCTGTAGGATCGGCTCATGGTCTTGCGTGGGCTCCTGTAGATACAGGAACCACGGTAACTTGGACCGAAGTAGATATTGCAGCCTAGTTGACACTTATTGACTATAGATTTATATTAACAACTAAAGATTTTAAACAGGAGAAAAAATTATGGCATCATCATACACACCCTTAGGTGTCCAATTAATGGTAACCGGCGAAAAGGCCGGACTATGGGGCGGATACACTAATACTAATTTAGAGATTTTACAACAAATCGCCGGTGGTTATACCACTCAGGCAGTAGCAGACGGTACGACTACAGCGTTGGCCGTTGATGACGGAAATACCGGCGCAACGATTGCAACTTCAACTATTAAAATGACGGGCTCTTTAAGTGGAGCATCTGGCCTTTCGGTTCCCGATGATATTACGGGAATGAAATACCTTGTTATTAATGCAACAACAGGGGGTCAAACCGTTACATTTAAAACAGCTGGTGGAACAGGAGTTGCCTGGGCTACTACGGATGCAAAACTTTTATACCACGACGGAACTAATATTGTTGATTCAGGACTTGGAATTGGCGATGTTACTCTTACTGGGACAGAAACTTTAACAAACAAGACTTTAACCGCTCCTAAAATTGTATCCGGAGGTTTTATTGCAGATGCTGGGGGAGATGAAAACTTAGTTTTCACTGAAGTTGGTACTCCAGTTAATGAACTTAGAATAACGAATGCGGCTACGGGTTCAGGTCCAATTCTTGCAGCAATTTCTACCAGTACGACCGATTCAAATATTGATCTTAATATTGATCCTTTAGGAACTGGAGTTCTTAAATCAGGAACAGCAGCTGTTAAAGTTGCAGGTAAAGAAACTATATGGGTTCCGGCTACCGCAATGTATGCGTCTACTACAAATGGAGCTGAAGCAACTCAAACAGAATTAACGGCTGGACTTCCAGAATTAAAAACTTTTGATTTTGATACTAGTACAGCAGAATCAGTTCAGTTTAATGTCTCTTTTCCTGAATCGTGGAATGCAAGTACAGTAACTTTTCAAACAATGTGGTCGGCATCTGGAACTGATGCAGGCACAGGGGGTTTCACACTAGCGGGATGTTCAGTAGCTAATAACATAGATTACGATTTAGCATTTGGAACTCCTGTAGCTAATACAGCATTGGCCGCAAGTACAACGCAAGATGATTTAATGATCAATGTAGAAAGTGGAGTTGTCACTATTGCTAGCGCAGCAGCTTCTACCAATACAATTTTTAGATTAGTGCGAAATACAGGCGTAGACACTAATACAGGTGATTTAAGATTAGTCGGAGTTAAAATATTTTATACTACAAACGCAGCTAACGACGCATAGGAGAATTGAATGGCATTTGGATATCAAGTTTTAGGATTTGGATCAGGAGGAGAAGCCGAAAGTGCGTACATCGTTGCGTGCGGAGGTTGTCAATCAACCGATGGTGATTATTATATTCATACGTTTTCAGGAGATGGAACATTTAATGTCACAGGTGCAGGACTATGTCGTGCAGCTTGTGTTGGTGATAATAAAATAGATTATTTAGTAATAGCTGGTGGAGGAGGATCCTTTACCAGTATTTCAGGTGGTGCCGGAGCAGGAGGTTATAGATATTCTTATCCAACTCCAGTAGCTTGCGCTCCACAGATTACTGCTACAGTTCAAGGTTATCCAATAACCGTCGGTGACGGAGGTGCCTTAGGCACCACTGGTTATCCTGGATCTGCAACACCAGGAGACGATTCAGTTTTTGCAACAATTACATCCGCTGGAGGTGGCAGAGGCACTACTACAGGATCCGATGCTGCTGGTTCAGCAGGAGGATCTGGTGGTGGATGGGGACATCAATCAGGAGTTGGCGGAGTAGGAAATTGTCCGCCTACCACTCCCTCTCAAGGTAATTCTGCTGGAACTTCACAACCAGGAGTAGCAGGAGGATCTGGTGGCGGTGGAGGAGCTGGCGGAGCAGGTACACCTGCAACCCCAGGAATTTACCCTTCCAATTCTGGTCCAGGTGGACCAGGAGCAACAAATCTAATAGCTCCAGGCTATCCTCACGGAACACTACTCGCTGGAGGTGGCGGCGGAGGAGCTTATATTCAAGGAGGAGGAAGTGGAGGCCCAGGTGGTGGTGGAGCAGGAGGCTTTCCATATGTCAATTCAGGTGCTCCAGGAACAGATGGTATGGGTGCTGGTGCAGGCGGAGGCGGTATGTCAGGACCGGCTGGAGGAACTGGCGGAAACGGAGTTGTATTTTTAAGATACAGGTTCCAAAATTAACATGGCACGTTTTGCAAAATTAGACGAAGACAACACTGTATTGGGTGTTCACGTTATTGACGATAATAAAGTATCAAATGATGAAGGTGTCAGTGAAGCAGTTGGACAAAATATTTTAACCAAAATACATGGCTGGTCAAAATGGGCATTAACTGACGGTCATACTGCAACGGGAAAGTATTATACTCCAGGTACAAGTGACCTAGATCCTGATCAATCTAAAGCATTTAGAGGTAATAAAGCTAGTGCGGGATATATATGGGATCCAGCTAAAGAAATTTTTTATTCTAAACAACCTTATTCTAATTGGACATTAAACGAAGCTACTGCATCTTGGGAAGCACCTGTTACATTTCCTACAATTGTAACTTATGAAGACGATAGAGCAAACCCCGGTGATCCCATTGCACCTTATGATATTAGTTGGGACGAAGTTGGTCAAAAATGGACTGCAAAAACTACAATTGCTCCTATCACATCCTTTAACTGGAATCCAAGCACATTAGCTTGGGATGCTGCTTAATTTTCATATTTACGAATCATTCATAGTCATTTATAGTTTCCTTAATGCAGAAGAAAGTATTAGGAGAGACAAGTTTAACATGGGGATTTTTACCAAAACTCTCTTTAGTTGAAAACGATATTATACACTTTCATTTTTTTAATGACTTGGCATTACTATCTTTAAAGAAGAAAGAACGCGATAAATATAATGATTTTGAACTTTCCTATCATCAGCATCATTCATGGATCATGGATTATATTAGGGATAAATTCAAATTAGAGGAACATAAAATTTTAATTACACAAGCTACTTATGGATCCATTCATTTTTTTGGAGAATCATCCTTAAAACGAAATCACATAAATTCTTCTTCAGATTTTACAGTCATCTATTTGGTGCATGGTGCAGGTAATCTTATTCTTGAATGGAAAAACCCACAAAACAAAGAATGCGACTGGACCATTCCTATGATACCAGGTAAATATGTTGTCTTCAGTGCTCATCTAAATTATTCCTTTATTCAGAATGAATCTAAAGACATAAGAACAATTATCACTTGGAACTGTCAGATTAAATGAAAAAAAATAATAAATATCCCTACGTTCATCAATTTAATTTGAAAAAAGAATTAAAAGATAAAAAAGAGGAAATAGTAAAAGACATTTTAAAAGACAGGAAGAGAGAAAAATATGATTATAACTTTCAAGTATTCACCAAATACAATGATTATTTGTATGATTTATTTATTAAAAAAAGTAGAAAATTGTTAAATCCTTTTACGATTAAGGACCCTCAATTAAAAGTTTGGTGTTATTTTACAGGATTGGGTAATCATATAAATGAAGACATCTGGCACAACCACACCCGGACTTCTAATATTAACTCTGTCCTTTATTTAGAAACCGTAAAGAATCATGGAATTAAATTTAAAATAGGCGAAGAGTCTTGGTATGTAGAACCACAAAATTTTGACTTGTTAATTTTCCCCGGATTTTTAAATCATTTACCTATTACTTCAAAGACTCAACAAAGAATCTCTTTAAATTTAGAATTAAAATGTAACGAAGCGGATAAGGATATTTTTGGAATATGAGATGGAACTACTGGTCTTGGAAGAAATTTATATCTATGGAAAATATTAAAGAAATAAATAAAAAAATAAAAACACATTCGGTAGATAAAAAAGATGTACCTTCAAGCTCTAAAAAGACTTCTTCTGTTAAGTTTATTAAATATAATACTATTAAGAAATATTTAAATAATAGTTTAACAGATCTTTATGACTGTAATGAAAAACACTTTGGATCTCATCTTCATGAATTTCCAGAGGATACTCTATTATTCTATAATATTTATGACAAAGGAAATGAATATCAATGGCATGTTGATGCCAACGATGAAAATGATGACTATGATATTAAATTTACAGTTATTATTAATTTGTCTGACACCAAATATGAGGGGGGAGAGTTTAAAATATGGTGTCTTGAAAAACCACAAACAGTTAGAGAATTAAATAATCCAGGGGATATGATTATGCTTAGATCCTATCATTTACATAAAGTAACTCCTGTTATAAAAGGAACAAGAAAAAGTCTACTAATGTTTTTAATGGGGCCTCCTCTACAATGAATTTTAAAAGTTTATATTGGTACTTTACATCTGTATTAACCCCACGGTTTTGTGATGACGTAATTAAGTATGGGCTTCAGCAACAAGAACAACCAGCTTTAACGGGACGTATGGGTACACATAGGGATATTAAAAAAGACCCATTAACGAAAGAGGAAAAATTACAACTCAAACATAAAAGAAGTTCGGATGTTGTTTGGTTAGCCGAACCATGGCTTTATAAAGAAATTCATCCCTATATCCATATAGCCAATAAAAATGCTGGCTGGAATTTTCAATGGGACTTTACAGAGCCTTGCCAATTTACAAAATATAAACTTGATCAATATTACGATTGGCACTGTGATAGTTGGGCCGAGCCTTATAAAAATGACAAAATTAAAAATAAGAATCTGGACGGTAAAATTAGAAAGCTCTCGGTGACCTGCCAGTTAAGTGATGGCTCTGAATATAAGGGCGGAGAATTACAATTTGATTTTAGAAATTATGAACCTCATTTACGAGATGAAATTGAACATTGTCATGTTGTTAAAGAAATATTACCACGAGGATCGATTATAGTATTTCCTTCTGAAGTATGGCATCGGGTTAAACCTGTTACCAAAGGCGTAAGATATTCCTTGGTGATGTGGAATTTAGGACAACCCTTTAAATGATAAAGCATCCTAAAAATTTTGGATATACGATGACTCAACTTCCAAAAGATTTATATACTTCTTTGTTAAAGGAATGCAACCTTGCTCAAGAAAAGAATAAAGAATTAACTACTGCCATTTCTGGGACGAATACCCCCAAGCATTATTTAATTAAGGATAATCTTGTCGCTTTAATTCAATTTGTGAAAAAAACTGTTGACGAATATGATAAAGCTTTTCCTTCTTTAGGGGATATAGCGGTTTTAACAAAGAATGTTCCTTTTTATATAGAAACCCCCTGGGTGAATTTTCAAAAAAAACATCAGTTTATTCCTAATCATTATCACGTAGGTATTTATAGCTATACGATCTGGATGGTAATCCCTTATGACATTGAAGAAGAATTAAAAAATAGTAAGGGAGGTTTAGGGGGTCATGCTTCTTGTTACGAACTTACTTATATAAACAGTATAGGAACAATTAACCATGAGATTATGAAAATAGGTAGAAAAGACGAAGGGACTATGATATTATTTCCAGCTAAAATGCATCATTGCGTTTATCCTTTTTACACCAGCGATGCAACTCGTATTTCAATATCTGGCAATGTTTTATTAAAAGGATGAAATGAAGATAGATAATTATTTTGGTTCTCCTCTATGGAGTGAAGAAAAGCCCGATTTTATAAAGTCAACAATTAAAGCTACGGATAAATATATTAAACAAGCTCGACAAGTAAATAAAGTAGCTATTAAATCCACAGGAGATTTTGGTTTATCTCACCATTCAAAACAACTCCTATCGGATCCGGCTTTTAAAGATTTAATAGATTACATTGGTAATAAAGCATGGTCTTTTTTAGATTGGCACGGTTTTGATATGAGTCATTATCAGACTATGATTTCACAAATGTGGGTGCAAGAGTTCGCTAAAAAAGGAGGAGGACACCATTCCTTACATGTTCACCCAAATGATCATGTCGCAGGCTTCTACTTTCTAAAGTGCAGTATGAAGACTTCTTTTCCTATTTTTCATGATCCAAGACCAGGGGCACAAATGACAAAATTACTTTTAAAAGATCATACGAAAATTACACCGGGAACAGATACTATACATCGTAGACCTACACCAGGCATGTTAATGTTATTTAATGGGTATCTTCCCCATGAATTTTCATTGGACGCAGGTCATGAGCCTTTTAGATTCATTCATTTTAACTTACAAGCTGTTTTAAAAGGAATGGCTAAAGATGTCGTTTAAAAAAAATAAGTTTTGTATTATTAAAAAAGCCATTGAGGCTAACCTAGCGGAATTCATTTATAATTATTTTCTAATTAAACAGGAGGTAGCAAAAACACTGTTTAAAACCAAATGGATCTCTCCTTTTGAAACAATTCTAGGTACATTTGATGATAAGCAAGTACCAAATTCATATGCCCATTACGCGGACATTGCCATGGAGACTTTATTAATAAAGCTGCAACCATTAATGGAAAAACACACAGGCTTAAAGTTACAGCCAGCTTATTCCTATGCACGGCTTTATAAAAAAAATAATATCCTGAAAAGACATAAAGACAGGTTTAGTTGTGAAGTCTCTACAACAATGTTTCTAGGAGGAGATCCTTGGGATATTTATTTAGAATCTTCTGGTAAAAAAGGAATGAAAGGAATTAAGATTGATTTAAAACCTGGAGATATGATGGTTTACAGAGGATGTGAAGTAGAGCATTGGAGAAATAAATTTAAAGGTAAAGAGTGCGCACAAGGATTTTTACATTATAATGCTATAACCACCTCAGGAGCTAAAACAAATATCTTCGATGGAAGACCTCATGTCGGAATCCCTGGTGGATTCAAAATATTTTCGGATCCAGCTACATATGGTTATAAAAGAAGTATAAAATAAATGGAAATCATTGAAACTTTTAAAACGCCTATCGCAAAATTTTATTTACAAGAAAATTTAAAACTTCTAATAGAGTTTGTAAATAAATTAAAGAAAGAAGGTAGACAACAAAGTAATGAAGGTGGTTTTCAAAGTGAAGACTTGGATTTAAATCTTAAAGAACTACGTAGCCTTTCAAAAAATATAAGTGTCTATGCTAATGAGTTTAAGAAAAAATTTTATTATAAGAGTGATATTAAAATAATAAATATGTGGATTAATGTTAATCAAAAAAATAATTATAACTTAGTCCATAATCATCCTTTCTCCAGTTTTTCTGGAGTTTTTTATATTCAAACTCCCGCAAATTGTGGAAACATTGTTTTTCGTAATGATTCTAAGATTGAACTTTTTATGCCTGTAGAAAACTTTACTAATTATGGTCACTACAATTCGTTATCATGGACACTGCCCGTAAAAGAAAATATACTTTATTTATTTCCTGCTTGGCTCACACATATAGTTAAATCTAATCAAAGTAATGAGGAAAGAATTTCGGTTTCTTTCAATATACGATAAGATGCCACAAAATAAAAACATACTAGAGATTAAAAAGGTTATTCCCCATGTGGGGGGTTGGTTAAAAGTAAAACTTTCTAAACCGACGATAGATAAACTATGGACTTATGCTAAAAAAGCCAAAGAAGACTATCGAGGAAATTTAGCTGGCAATATTTCTAAAGAGTTTAAAATGATTGATGAGAACAATTGGTTCTTTGATAGTGTTCTACAAGATTTGATAGGGGCATATCAAAAAGATTTTTCAAATTTAGGTGGGACCTTTCTCACACATGATCATAAATATATTTTGAATCAATGGTGGATCAATTATCAAAAACAAAACGAGTTTAATCCTATTCATGATCATTCTGGAGTATATTCTTTTGTTATTTGGATGCAGATTCCATATGATGTTAAAGAGCAACGGGACCTTCCTTTTGTTAAAGGTTCTAATTCCCCACGCGCCTCTGTTTTTGAATTTACTTACATAGATATTTTAGGACATCTTTGCCACGGCCCTTATGACGCCGCAGAAGGCTATATGTTATTTTTTCCCTCAAAATTAAAGCATCAAGTCTATCCCTTTTATAAGTGTTCTAAAGAAAGAATCAGTATTAATGGGAATATTTATTTGAATTCAGATGCTAAACTTATTCGTGAGTGAAGGTTGATACAGCCACACATTTAGTATAATTTAAAATTTGGAGCTTTTATGTTAGCAAAGGTACAATTAATCCCTGGATTCGACAAACAAGTAACCGAAACGGGCGCAGAAGGGCGTTGGGTCGGAGGAGATTATATACGGTTTCGTTACGGTTTACCTGAAAAAATAGGGGGCTGGGAACAACTTGGAACTACAAGCCTTGTGGGAGTGGCAAGAGACCAGCACGCCTGGTTTGATTTAGCAGGAAATAGGTATGCTGCCATAGGCACCGACAAAATTTTATATGTTTATTACGAAGGAACTTTTTTCGATATTCATCCTTTAGAGACCTCTCGCCAACAAGCTGGAATGACTAGCTGTTTTACTACCACTTCATCATCTGCAGCTGTGACTGTTACCTGTACAGGTTCTCATTCTTTAGCTGTGGGAGATATGGTTGTATTTTCATCGGTCAGTTTGATTCCCGGGACCAGTAGTTTTATTGCTGCAGATTTTGAAAAAACGTTTGAAGTACAAACTGTACCCACCACCACTACCTTTACCATCACCATGGCAGCAAATGAAACTGGCACACAGTTCTCGACTACCGGCACCGCGACCCTTGATTTCTATTATGTGGTAGGGCCAGCTTTGCAACTTCCTGGATATGGATGGGGAACCGGACAATATAGTGGTACTGTTACTGCAACTACTACAACAATGAATAATGGCGGCAATTTGTTAGTTGCTGCTACTTCAGTTACCCTTACATCTAGTGCTGCTTTTCCAGCCACAGGAACATTACTTATAGATTCAGAACTTATGACCTACACAGGAAATGATACGGGAACTGGCGTAATTTCAGGTTTAAGTCGAGGATCAGGAGGAACAAGTGACGTTGAACACACTGATGGAGTAACTGTTACAGACGCGGCCGATTATGTGGGATACGGCAGTGCATCCGCTTTTGGAGTTATTATTGATCCTGCTCAATGGCGATTGACGAATTTTGGACAAAAACTATTGGCTTTAATTTTTGATAGTGTAGCCGTTGAATGGGATCCTTCTGTTGGGGATGCCTTAAATACACGAGCCACTCTAATAACGGGGGCTCCGACTGCTTCGCGAGACATGTTGGTATCCACCTCCGATCGACATTTATGTTTTTTTGGAACAGAGACTACGATTGGCACTACCACTACTCAAGACGATATGTTTATAAGATTCTCTGATCAGGAAGATATCAACACTTATACTCCTACTGCTATCAATACAGCTGGTACACAGCGAATTGCCGATGGTTCAAAAATTATTGGGACATTACGTGGTCGTAACGGTAATTATATCTGGACCGATACGGCTATGTTTACAATGAGATTTATTGGTGCCCCTTTTACTTTTGGTTTTGAACAAGTGGGAACTAACTGTGGACTCATTAGTCAACATGCGGCTATTGAAGTGGATGGTATTATTTACTGGATGTCTGAAGATAGTTTCTTTTATTTTGATGGTGCGTCTGTGAAAAAACTACCGTGCTTGGTTGAAGATTACGTGTTCGATAGTCTTAACAACGATGCGGAACTTATTATTTATGCTGGAGTTAATGATAGATTTAATGAAATTAGTTGGTTCTATCCTTCTGGATCTGCCACTACCTGTGATAGGTCAGTAACTTATAACACCAGAGATTCACAAAATATTCCGGGAGGTGTGTGGGTAACAAATGATGCTACTTTAATAAAAAGAACAACATGGGTGGATCAAGGAGTATTTAATTCACCATACGCTACTGCTTATGACACTGGCGAAACTCCTACCCAAGGATCCATTTCTGGAATTGGTACGGGAGCCACCACTTATTATTCACAAGAAACAGGAACAGATCAAGTTAAAAGTGGAGGAGCAACGAGTGCCATTGCGGCTAATATTGAATCTGGAGATTTTGATATTGATCAAAATGCGAATGTTACAGGAGACGGCGAATTTATATGCCGAATTAGTCGTTTTATACCCGATTTTAAAAATCAGGTTGGCGATGCTGAGGTTTCTATTTTATTAAGAGATTTTCCTGCGGACGCGAGAGCCGCATCGGCTTCGGGACCATTGATTTCAGGACCTTTTACTGTTACAACGAGCACTACCTACGTTAGTTGTAGGGCACGGGGACGAGCAGCTTCTTTCAAGATTGCTAATACTGGAGCTGGTCAAACGTGGAGATTTGGAACGTTCCGTGCAGACATTCATGCAGGAGGCAGAAGATAATGGCAAAAATTAGTGAGATTGTATCTCAAGCAACCCCCCTTTATTCACCTGAAAATTTAAATCAGTTTGGACGAGACATTAATAATATTATTCAAAAACTTAATACTACCTATTCAGAACAAATAAACGATGAGATAGAAGCCGTTTCCTTTTTTCTAAGTGGGTAAAAAAGGTAACATTTTTGGTTACCGTCATGTTTACACAACGCGAAATAAGCGTCCGGGAAGGCATCGAAAAAAGCTTAACAAAGACCAGAAAAGAATGTATAAATCCTACCGTGGACAGGGACGCTAATGGCAAATAAATTCATAAATACATTTGTAGAGTTGACGACAACAGGTGTCATCGACATTTACACGTGTCCTGCAGCAACGGTAGCTTTGATTAAATCTATTTCCGTTTATAATAATAATGTAGCTAGTGTTGATATCACGGTCTCAATTCAAGATAATAGTTCTTCAACCATTTTTCCTTATGCTCAAAAAGCAAATCTAGCCACCTTAATTAAGCAAGAATTCTTAGCGGGAGACGCAAGTAGTATTTTGATTCTAGAAGAATCCGACATTCTTAAGGTCCAGTCAAGCATAGCCGACCCCGTAGTTACTCTTAGTATACTAGAGCAGGACCGAACTTAATGGACTATGTAGATATTAAAGGAGAGAAAGTTCCACGAATGAAAGTGGAATCCAAAACCGTTATTACCAACATTAGAACTAAACATATCTATAAGGACGAGGCCGAAGTCAAAGCTGAAATATTAAAACAAAATGCCAGCCCAAAAGATATTCGGAGAGACATTAAAATTATAATCCCCAAAGGACTCGATGTATTTGGAAAGAAGCCTTTGAAATAATGGATCCTTTAGGTGGCACAGAGTTACAAATGGCCGAACTTAAGAAAAGGCTATCTGAAGATTATTTTAAAAAAATAAAAATTACTCTGTCTATTCCTGAAAAGGAACCTATCGACCGAGATCGAATCAATGTTCTATGGATGAAAAATTCCTACGATCAGCCTAACATTGCTCCTTGGTTCAGCCAACCCGAAAACCTAAGAAAGTATGACTGGTACATCTTCAATAGCCATTGGAACTATGAAAAATTCAGATATCTTTACAAAATGCCTACTCATAAATGTAGCGTCATTAAAAATGCTTTACCTACTATTAAATGGAAAGAACGTAAGCCTTGGAAACTGGAAGACCCAGTTAAATTGATTCATACTTCTACCCCTTGGCGGGGCCTTAATGTTTTATTAGGCGCCATGGAATTGATCAAAGATCCCAAAATCACTTTGGATGTTTATAGTTCTACCCAAATATACGGAGATCACTTTAAAGAAGACAATGACAAACGCTTTCAACCTATGTATGAAAAAATGGAAAAAATGTCCAATGTTAATTATATTGGATATAAACCTAATCTAGAAGTTATTGACGCGATGCAAGAAAGCAATATGTTTGTTTATCCGTCTATTTGGGAAGAAACATCCTGTATTTCTGCAGTCGAAGCTATGGCTGCGGGTAATGTAGCAGTCGTTACCAATTTTGGAGCCCTGTTTGAGACGTGTACCGACTATGCCTATTACCTTAATTATGAAACCAGCATTCATACTCTTGCTAAGAAGTTTCAAGTCATGGTTGAGTATTTAGCAAAACATCTCCACGAGCCTGAGCTTTTAGATCATTTAACAGCCCAACAAAAATATTACCGTCATTTCTATAACTGGGATATGAGAGCAGGGGAATGGGAAAGTTTCTTTAAACAAATTTTAAAAATAAAAGGAGTCGCGTGAATTATAAGATTAATGAAAAAAGTATTATTAATGAGAAAAATATTTTTGAACAAAACACCAATAAAGGCAATGACACTATTGAATGGGACAAAAAGGTAGAAAATCCTCCGGTTAAATTGTTCTTCACTTCACCATGCCACGGAGGGGTGGACATTCATTATATGAGAGCTACCCTTGAACTTCAGGCTCTATGCCAACGGAACAAAATGCCTGTTACCTTTCATTTGCTTCAGTCATCCATTGTCACCCAGGGACGCAACCTGTGTGTGGGCGCTTTCCTTAAATCTGGATGTACCCATATGCTCTTTGTTGACACTGATATTGAATTTGATGAAACTTCCTTATTAACTATGCTCCAAGCTGACAAAGACATTGTCTTAACTCCATATCCAATGAAGGTGGTAGACTGGGACAAAGCCAAAGACATCAGTAAACGATCCGGACGTCACATCAGTAAATGTGGATACTATTACCCAATGGCTTTTCCGGACCCTGAAAACATTATCATTGAAAATGGAGTAACCGAAATTACGCGCGGACCTGCCGGTTTCATGCTTATTAAACGTCAGGTCTTTGAACGTATGGGTAAAGCTTACCCTGAGATGAAAATTAAACAACAGACCATGTTGAATCAGCAAATGCATGAAACAGAACACTTTTGGAATTTTTTTGACACGGATTTCAACAAAGAAAAGGGAACGTTTAAAGGGGAAGACTTCGCTTTCTGTGAACGCTGGACTAAAATTGGCGGTAAGATTTATGCCAATGTCGATGCCTATATTACCCATCACGGAGACTACAGTTATAAGGGTAGGTTTATTGACGAAGGCGCAAAAATTAAGTAAATTGTAAAA